GGCCCTTTTTGTGCTTTAATCTTTAAAGATTAAAAGTTGTGTTGAATACCAAATGCAACTTGGCGTACATCACCGGAAGCAACTTTGAAGTCTTCCTTGATGTAACGTGCTTGCAATGTAGTACGCTTGCTCAAACTGTAGTTAGCACCTAGAGCAACAGCCTTCAAATCGTTGTTAGCAACACTCTTGTCGTCTTTCTTACCATAAGTAGCCAAAACGCTCAATGCCTTAACACCTGGAACAACTTGTGTCAATCCAATTGTTTCACCAACTGACTTAACATTGGCAACCGTGTCTCTGCTATACAAACCAACAACAGTAGTACCAGTAGGAGCAAATGTGTACTTGCCTGCAACTTGGGTAGTTGCGTTACCAGCATAGTTGTCCAAACGGTTTACAATAACACTTGCACCGAACTTGGCAACTTCAATACCACCGGCTTGTGCAGCCTTAGCGGTACCATTGGTTTCTGCTTGTTCAAAACGTGCAGTAACACCTGCAACTGGAGTAGCACTTATAAAAACTGCATTGCTGAAACGTTGACCTTGTGTGCTGTGAACAACATTAGTTGCTGACAAATCATAGTTGCCAAATGTATCATAATTATCTAGTGTGCGGCCGATAACTTGCTTGCCATGTCCTAGATCAACGCTGAAATAGTCGTTGCGTAGACCAACACGGCTTTCACGATCACCCAATGCTGTTGGGGCAGCAGCGGTTGTGTGACTTGCAGTACCTGGATTTTCTGCATTGATATTGGTTTCAATGATGAAGGTTGCCTTCAATCCGCCTGCGACGTTTTCATAACCACTAATGCCAAAACGGCTGCTATCATTGTAGCCTTGTGTTACAGCAGCACCAGTACCAGACTTGTAACTATCTACATACTCGTTCAATTTACCATATACTGATACGTTGCCGGTATCAGCCATGGCCAAACCTGCTAGACTGAACAAAGCAGCCACTAATAGAGTTTTCTTCATTTTTTTAATTTCCTTAAGTTAAGTTAAAAATAAACAAGCCAGTTTATGGCTATGTGTTATATTATATAGCATCTTTACACTAGAAGTATATAGAAAATGGGCGAAAATCGCCCATTTTAATGAAAATGTAATGGTTTCGGTAAATAAATGTGAGGATCGCGATACTGCAAATATCCACCCTCTCTAACAGTTTACAAGGAACTATCAGCAATGTATTTACACTACTACGTCTATGCCTATTTGAGAAAAGATGGCACCCCATATTATATCGGTAAGGGTGTTCGAAATAGAGCATTTCGAAGAAACAATAACGATGTTAAACCTCCTAATGATAAATCAAGGATTGTAATTGTAGAATCTAATTTATCCGAAGTTGGAAGTTTTGCCATTGAACGCCGACTCATCATGTGGTATGGTCGAAAAGATCTAAAAACTGGAATTTTACATAATCAAACTGAAGGCGGGGAAGGCGTTAGTAGGGTCGATATGGTTCATCGATGGAATAAAGAGAATAGCCCTTATAGGACAAAAGAATATAATAATTATGTTAAGGATCGACAAAAGAAATTATGGGCAGATCCTGATAGTACCTATAATAGTGAAGAGTATCGAAAAAAATTGGCTGACGGTATAGGTAAATGGAGAAGGAGTCCGGAAGGCAGAAAAAGAAATTCGGAAATAAGATCCACTATAGTATGGATAGCTACAGACGCAAATGGCATCGAATATAAGTTTAAAAATTTAAATCAATTTTGTAGAGAACAAGATCTAAATAGGACCATTATGAATAATATCGCAAATGGTCGCGGTAAAATTCATAATGGATGGCGTTGTAGGAAAGATCAAACTTCTACTAATTCATAGTCCCATTTGCTAACTCCGCATTCGGGGCAGCACACTTCGTCTGGGAGAGACTCCCAGTCTGCTACTGATAATTCATGTCCACAAACGATGCATCGATATACTTGTTTCATAATTTTCTCCTTAGACTACCGGAAATGTGTGTGCATCCAATTTAGCTTGGTATGCTTCTGCGTGACGCTTTTCAACTTTGGCCAGTGCGGCAAAACGCTTTTCTGCCAAGGCCAAGACTTTCTTAAATTGTTCAGCGTGTTCACGGCTTTCCTCAATTTGTTGTTCTGCTTCTTTGGCGGCTTCTAACTCACCTTCACGAACAGCAATGGTTTGGAACTCGGGATACATTGTGGTAAACTCATAAGTTTCACCTTCGATGGCAAGTTCTAAACATTCCTTGGTCGTAGGCTTTCCAATCAACAATTCTAAATGGCCCCAGGCGTGTAGTAGTTCTTGATCTGCTGTGTGCTCGAAGTGTTTGGCCACTTCTTCAAAGCCTTCTGCACGAGCCAATTTGGCAAAGTAACGATACTTGATGTGAGCCTGCGACTCGCCTGCCAATGCATTTTCAAGATTTTTAATTGTAACAGACATAATTTCTCCTTTGTGTGTCTAGTTTATATTGTAGTAGTATTTAATAATAAGATCAAGCAAATTAATAGGTTTTTCCTATTATTTTATCTATGTGGAAAATAGGAAAAAGTTATTGCCTTACATCAATAATATTGTACACAAAAAGAAAGGGCCCCTCAAGGCCCTTTGGTTTTTTCTGTTACGAGGTATTTCCTACCCTAAGCAGTGTTTAGGCTGCTAATGCGAACTGTTCGTCGTTTGCGTTTACGTTTTGTGTGTCTTCGATCAGGTCACCCCAATCCTAACGGCTTCTACATTGCCGGACTGTCCATTTCATTACTCTTGACCCAATCGATCCTGTGTCAGGCCCGGCATAAACACACTTCATGGATGAACCCACTTGTCGCCTTGCGGCTAGAGTATGTTTATGGTGGACCTGGCGGGCACTGCCCCCGCGTCTTGAATCCTTTTCAATCTACTTCATACAGTCTTACTACTGTATTAGTTTGGAACTAATACAATTCTTTGAGCATTGATTTGCGAATCAAAAATTTGCTCGTAATGATATCCATATGGTGGAGGGGGTAATGTTGGTTGTGGAACAAACACGGGTTGTGGTTGAACATAAATTGGTTCGTTCACAATGTAGGGATATGGACGAGCCAATTCAGCACCGATAATAACTCCTGCTGCCAATGGCGCTACACCACAACTCCAGCATCGTTCGCGATGATAATATTCACCTCTATGCCATTCGTGAGCACCGGCGCTGACTGCAGTTAGCCCTGCCAAAGCCAATAAACTTGCTAGAATAATTTTTTTCATCGCAATCTCCTTTTATTGTGTAAATGTTTGAGTAAACACTTGTCCACGATAGCTAAAAGTTACAACAGATCCCTGTTGTACGGTAACTGGAATATATCTGCAGACTTCACGCACTTCTGCTCTAGCACCATCCTTACCTACTTCGTTGCCAATAGCACCACCGATCAATGCACCGGCAATACCACCGACTAGTCGATCGTTACTGTTGCGACCAATTGTACTACCAATTGCACCGCCTGCTAGGGCACCGATAGTAGTATCCCCGCGGCTATTATCACGAGCTACTTCACGCATTTCGCACTGCCTCTGTTGGACTGTGACAAAACGTGGTTGAACATTAACTACAGTAGCAACTTCTTGTGCCATTGCTAGACCGCTTACAGATAACAAAAATAACAATAAAAACTTTTTCATAGTGTTTCCAAAAAAAATATGACGGAACCGTTAAATAGCCTCCGCCCGGCCAGTACTGGACCTGCTACGCAAGTACGCTTAACGGGTTATGTATTTATTATACACTAATCTTCATCAGGTGTCAAGCATTAGATAAATCGTATAGTCCAGTTACTCCGGGACCCTTACAATTACGATCATTCATAAATGTTAAAACTTGACCTCTATTGCTACCAGCGTTGAAACTGATATGGTGCCAAGGCTTGCCTGTACCTGTGGTTTTATATTCCAAAATAAATTGATCAAAGGAGATGTTATCACGAACCCACTGTGCCCTAGTATAATAGTCAGCTTTGCTAGCTTGTGCATATTGTATATCACAGGCCAGGCCGAGATTATGCTGACTTTTAGCAGCACCGACTCCGGCAGCTCTAAATGAGCAAGTCATAAAAGCATCCGGAAATTGAATCTTGATAGGATCAAAACAATTTTTAACTAGATTGGCTAGATTCTGTACAACTGCATCAACTGTAGTTCCGTTGGATGCTGCCAAAGATGCTACATCATAGGGAAATACCACACCGGGCTGTTTGGTCACAGTCTTAACATAATAGGTAATACCGGTGCCTGTTGGTTTTGCAGGACTGACATATAATACCGTATCATCGACTGTACTACCGGGAGTAGGTGTACTGGCAGGATCTCCCGCTTTAGGAGTACCGGCGGTGGTATCAGCAGCAGCAGCATTATTACCTGCTTGGCTACCGGCTGTTACATCAGCCTGCTGGATCGTACCTTTGTCTGCTAATTGTGCTGTCGATGAAACAACAGCTTGGTCAGCAGCAACAGGAGGATCAGCTATACCCTCCTGCGCTTCCTGAACTTCTTGTTCTGCCGGAAAGTCGGGACTATTGATAGCGGCTGCTATTGCGGCTGCGACAGCCGAATCAACTCCGTTTTCCCATAATGCAATAGGGACATTATTGGCATAGACATTGCCACTATGATAAACATCGTCAATACCACCTAATCCCGGAATATACGGCATACTCTTTTCCTTATTTCAATGCAATACCTGTAGTACCTTCTACATACTGATCGGCAGCATCTTTCTTGCTGGCACTGATAGCCATTACATGACTCTTTTGTAGAGTAACAAAGTCATCACTGCCTAACAACATCCAAGGCATCATACCTAACCCGCCACCCTGCATGGTTAACGCTAACGGGCGATGAATTTTAACTTCGGTATCAGTTTCACTTTCAAATCTAGCAATAAGTTCATCGCTGTTGATCAGCTTTAAACTAACGGTATCGCCTGCTTTATAACCTTTGTTTAATAATAACATATTTTAGTACCTATAAGTTTCTGGTTTATATGGGCCACTTTGGTCAACACCGATATAATCAGCTTGTTCTTTTGTCAATGTAGTTAGCATAGCACCAATCTTATTTAAATGCAACTTAGCAACTTTTTCATCTAAATGTTTGGGTAATGTATACAATTCACCTACATTATATTGGCCGGGATTGGTCCACAATTCAATCTGTGCTAGAACTTGGTTGGTAAAACTATTGCTCATAACAAAACTTGGATGTCCTGTGGCGCAGCCTAGGTTGATAAGTCTGCCCTTGGCCAACAAGATAATTTTCTTACCGTCTGGGAAAACAACGTGATCGACCTGTGGTTTGATTTCATCCCAGGTGCAATTGCTGAGACTGGCAACATCGATTTCATTGTCAAAGTGACCAATGTTACACACAATGCTTTGATCTTTCATAGCATCCATATGTGCTCTAGTGATGACATTGACATTGCCTGTGGCTGTTACAAAGATATCTGCTTTGTCAGCAGCATATTCCATAGTGACCACGCGATAGCCCTCCATAGCAGCCTGTAGTGCATTGATAGGATCGATTTCAGTTACCCATACTTGAGCACTTAGTGCACGAAGTGCCTGTGCTGAACCTTTGCCCACATCACCATAGCCAGCAACCACAGCAACTTTACCTGCAATCATAACATCAGTGGCTCGTTTGATACCGTCTACTAGACTTTCTCGGCAACCATACAAGTTGTCAAACTTAGATTTAGTCACTGAGTCATTGACATTAAACGCACGGAATGGAAATGTACCAGCAGCAATAGCTTCTTTAATACGATAGATACCTGTAGTAGTTTCTTCGCTAACACCAACAATACCTGCTACCAATTCCGGATGCTTGTTAATGATCCACCAGGTTAGGTCGTGCCCGTCATCGAGAATCATGTTAGGAGTCCAGCCATCGGGGCCAGTACAGGTGCGCTCGATACAGTCCCAATATTCTTCTTCAGTTTCGCCTTTCCAAGCAAAAACAGGAATACCTAGATCAGCAACAGCAGCCGCAGCGTGATCTTGTGTGGAGAAAATATTACAACTGCTCCAACGAACACTGGCACCTAATTTGACCAATACTTTGATCAACAGGGCTGTTTGAATGGTCATGTGCAATGATCCAACAATACGAGCACCTGCTAGAGGTTGTTGATCTTGATACTCTGCTAAAATCGCCATCAAACCTGGCATTTCTGATTCAGCAATTGCAATCTCTTTGTGTCCCCAGGCTGCTAGGGCGATGTCTGCTACTTTATAATCGGTCATATATTCCTTAATTTTTATGATGTTGCCAATGTTGATCAGTACCACCTAGGTGTCCCCAATCGCTGTCGACTGTTAGTTTACTTGAGATGCCGCCACGGGGACGGAACTCTATTTCTATTCTAATACGATCTGGTTCGTAAGCAGCCATCAAGTGCTTGTACATTACATCCATGGCACGCTCGTAACTGATCACGGTATCTCTATATTGGAATAGATATTCTTTTAGACTTTTCAATTCTATGGTTTTATCCTTACCATAGAACCAAATAGTAATATTTCCAAAGTCCGGTTGATTATGCACTCCTAGAAATGTAAATTCCGGAATGCTAATACGTTGTTCATATCCCTTGGCAGCATTGGGCAGACTTTTTAGTGTGGTGCCGTCAATAGCACTCCATAATTTCTTTGTTGTCATTTTTACCTTAATTAATCGGATCTTCTTTTGTTGGCATTGTGCACAATGCTTCTAAAGTTTTATAATGTTCGTAGGCCTTTTGTAATGCCTCAAAGTGTTCTAATTTTTCTAAATCTGGTTGTAGTATAGCCAATCTCTTTTCTATAGTTTCTAACAAATCACCTAGACTACGACCCTTCCATTTGATATCGCCGTCAAAGTTAGCATCGCCGGCAACTTCTAGTGTAGACTTTGAGGTAGTCAACGGAGCAGTAGAAATAGTATAGGGACCGCCGGGTTGATGCCAATTATATGATCCCGGCATACTACCAGTTAGATAAGAACCGCTGGAACCATTGGCACCATTACCTAGTATAGATCCACTAGTACTACCGCCAGTTCCACCATTGCAGGTAATATTACCCCATATGGAATTCAGTGTAGAAATATCTATAGTAGTTAATGGCGGGAGGCTAGAAGAGTTTAAAGTAATATGATTATATGCTTCGTCAACTTCTTGGGCTATTATACCTTCAGATTTTTCTTCGCAGGATACTTCGGCAGCTTTTACTCCGCATAGTGCCTCTTTGATTTTATCAAGATCTTCTTTAGTCGCCATACCCGCCAGCCGTTTCCTCAATATACTTCTTGAGTTCGGTAAAGCCACCGATTAGATTTTCATTGATAAAAATCTGTGGAACAGTACGAGCAGTGGGAACTGCTTCTAATAAATCTTCTTTGGTATAACCGTCACCAATCTTACGTTCCTCAAAAGGAATACCGCGTTGATTTAATAATGCCTTGGCTTGTTCACAGAAGGTACAGTGATACTTACTCCAAACTATTGCTTTTGTCATTGTTATTTTTCCTTTTATTATAAATCTGGTAGTTCATCATAGCTAACATTGTCGCTCATCACACCAATTACATAATTGGTAGATTCATTTTCTTGCAGAGCAGTTTGTTTCTTACCTATGTTAACGTGTTTGTTAAACCATGGGATGGGGCTGCTCTTAGGATGTTCTCCTAGATATTTAATGCCTATATCTTTAAGGCGAGTAAATGCTGAATAGTCAACAAAGTTCTTTAGAATGTCTGCGTTAAGTCCGATCACAGGACCTTTCTTGAATAGATAGTCAGCCCACGCTTTTTCTTCTGCGATGACTTCCATATACATAGCATAGACTTCTTCAGCACACTCAGTTTCTAACTGGGCAAAATCTGGATCATCTTTAACACATTGATTGATCAACCAAGCAGTCCATTCTGCGTGTAGCAATTCATCTTGCAAGATCAAACTAATGATATTACCGTTGCCGATATAGATTTTATTTTCAACCATGGCCAATGATGTAGCAAATGACACCATGAATCTTAGGGCTTCGAGTGCGTAGCTGGCCTGCAGAGCCAACCAGATAGCACGTTTATGTTCCATTGTCGAAATTTCCTCACCCAACTCTTTGCGGCAGTTGAGTTCGTGTAGTGCTTCGTAGTATCTACCGACATTAGCAGCCATTGACACAATTTCTTGTGTATCGTGGATTTTATTAAATTCTTCTTTTGGTACACCATAGACATTCCTTATAATGTGACTGTAGCTCTTTGAATGAATATTAGTTTCGAACATCGACCAAATAGACACTAAAGATTCCAATTCAGGAATACTTACCACAGGAGTAAAGATTTGCACAGGAGCACGACCTTGTATGCTGTCTAATGCAGTTTGACGCAACAAATTTGAAGTGAATATATGTTTAACAGCCTCGCTAGCATCTTTATGATCCATTTTGTCTTTGGTAAGACTAATTTCTTCGGGAACCCAAAAAAATCCTCTCTGAAGTTCTTCAAATTTAGCAATTTTAGGATGCCTATATTCTTCAAATCGTTGAATAGTAACTCGTCCGTCTAAGAACATTTTACGCTTCAAATAATTTGTAGGCATAGATAAATCATATGGTCTTGTCATTTTTTTTCCTTAGAGCTTACAGGCCTCACATGAATCATCTTCAAGCTCTGCATATACTGTAACAGGCTCGACAGTGATTAATCTATCAGTTTGAGTATTTAAAATATTCTTAGCACCAGTTTTGTTTATCAAACTGTAGTACATGGTCTTCAAACCCCACTTGTAGGCCAACATTAGATTCTTGGCAATCAATGTGCCGGGAACCTTACCATCGGCAAAGTGTGCAGGATTATAGAAAGTGTTTGTACTCAACGACTGATCAATATACGCTGCCAACACTGCACTGGTCTTTAGATAACCTACACAGTCTTTCTGTTCCCACATTAGTTGATAGCGATTCTTTAATCTACGATATTCAGGAACTACTTGCACGAACGAGCCGGCTTTGGATTCCTTGACACTGATCAACTCCATTGGCATTTCAATACCATTGGTGGAGTTGAGTACAACCGAACTAGATTCAACTGGCGCCACAGCCATTAGAGTAGCATTGCGAATACCATATTGTTTCATACGTTCACGCAGTGGCTCCCAGTCTAGGCTAGGTGCAAAGTCTGTTAACTCGTTAACACCGGCATTACGGCGTTCCCAAGGAAATACTCCCTTACCGTAGAATGTATGTTCACTACGTGTGCAGGGTCCCTTTTCTTGGGCAAGCTCAACACTCATATCGGTAAGGTAATAGGCTTGGTGTTCCATCCAGCGTTTGACTTCTTTTAAGGCTTCTTCAGTACCATACTTGAAGTTGCGTTTGGCATGCCAGTAAGCTAAATTGGTAATGCCGACACCTAGTGGTTCGAACTCTTTGTTGGCCAGTTCGCTTTGCACCGACAAGAAGTCCTGATAGCTCAATAGATTACTCAATGAGCGTACTAACACTCGGCAGGCTTTTTTCATTTCCTGAGGGTTACGGAAGGCGCCCCAGTTGATGCTGCCAAGAGTGCAAAGAGCAATTCGTCCTGTAGAGTCTTCAATTCTCTGGAAAGGTCTCGTGGGTAGAAGGATCTCTTGGCATAGATTGGATTGATAAATTGGATCAACTGTTGTATCAAATGGGCCCTGCGAAATGACGTTGTCGATATTGACAAGGTATATGCGACCCGTATCAGTCCTTTCTTTAAGAATTTGATTTTTGAATATCTCATCTGCCGATACGACTTTCTTTTTAATTGTCGGATGCTTTTCATAGTTCAAGTATAGTTGTTCAAATTCTTCTGTGCTACGATAGTAGGCTTCGTATAGGTCCGGAACTTCGTGCGGATCAAATAGTGTAATGGTTTGATTATTCTTATAACGATTCCAGAACATCTTATTGACTACCACAGAGTAATCCATTTGACGAACACGAGTTTCTTCAGTTCCTTGATTATTTTTCAGAACAATAAGGTCTTCAAATTGGTAATGCCAGATGGGAAAAGTAACTGTGCAACTTGCGTTACGAATCCCGCCCTGTGAGCAAGAGCGTAGGTCAGCAAACCATTTCTTCAAGAATGGTATCATACCCGTGTGTTTGATTTCTCCGTTGCGAATCGGTGCTCCTAAGGGGCGGATTCGGCCGATTTCTAGGCCAATTCCAGCTCGTTTTGAAGCATATTTGGCCATCATTTCGCCTGCGGCAAATATACTGTCCAGGGTGTCATCTGAGCTAATAAGCACGCAGCTTGAAAACTGCTTAGTGGTAGTGCCCAGCCCAGCCAATACTGGTGTAGCAAGGGTAAAGTGGCCATCGCTGGCACATTCATAGTATTCTTTAACATATTTTAATCTCTTGTCTTGGGGTTCACCATGGAAAGCAGTAGCAGATGCCACAGCATAACGAACTTGCGGGGTTTCATAGATAGTATTAGTGGCACGATTTTGCACTAGATACTTTTCACATAGTTGGGCAATGGCAGCATAGGTATAGCTTTCGTCCTTGGCATGATCGATAAACAAATCAATAATGTTCCATTCATCTTCTGTATACCAATCTAAAAGTTCAGAGGTATACATACCCAGTTCTACATTACGTTTAACAATGTCGTAGAGTTTAGGAGGAGTATAACTACCATAAACTTCTTTACGCAACATACTAACACGCTGACGTCCAGCTACGTATTGATAGTTTACATTATTGATTTCTGGATTTTCTGTTTCATCAATCAAATCTACCATGGCTTTTAACAATAGTTC